CCGACAGGTCAAGCGCTAGCAATTGAAAGCGTGGACTTCATTCTTCAACGCGATGATCCCTATGGACAAGATTTCGCCGCAATGCTCGCGGGTAATGGAGCAATCTCCTTCCAACTGACCGACTTGAATCCCGGTACAGACCTAGTTCGTGCAGACGATGCCAGTCTGGTCGCTAGTGGTGCATTGAACATCGACGTTGTGAACAATATCGGCAGCGAGACTGCTGACTTCTATCCTGACAACTTTGGGCCTTCTACACTTTCTGAGGCATTCATGGTGGTCAATGATTCTCTTTATCTCAATGGTATGCCTTCAGGCGCTGCCATTGGTGCAGGTCCCATATTCATCACCGCTCGAATTCGATGCAGAGTAGTCAAACTCTCAACCAAAGACTGGATGGCAATAGCGATTCAATCCACGGCTAGTGACAACTGAGGTTAGAATATGCCTCGGTACTGTCCTCGATGCGGCGAAGCCCTCCACACGCATTCAACAACCAAGGGCGAAGTACGAAAAACAGCCCGTCGAGCCTACGAATCAACCTCGTCCCCCAAACCCAAGCGGAAAGCGAGCGCCTATTCTAAGCGATATGGCGCCGCTTTTCGTAAGGTTGCATCTCGATTCAAGAAGAAGAACGGCTCATGGAAGACAAATGGATTCAAGAATGCACAGAAAGCCGCCCACAAACTAGCCAAGAGATGATGATATGCCTGAAGCCCTAACAAATACCCCGAGAGTTTTGAATAAGTTAGTCGATGGATTCAGAGGTATTTCGGCTGGAAGTGCGCTTTCATTTCAACCCGGTTACCAAGGTGAAGGCTGGGATGTCATCCCCACCCAATCCGGCGCAAGTTCAATGTATCGATGGAGAGGTTACATAGATCTCGGTGGACTAGAAAGAGAAGCCCTCACTTTCTTTATGCAATCTGCACAGGTTATGGAATCCAATTCACTGTTTGGGTTGGGTACTGGTTTTCATATTGTTGATTTGTTCACTAAAGTTGAAATCACAGACGAGGACCTTAACTTGGTAACTCAAACCGGGTTAGTCTACACTCCGGGTTACAATGATTCAGTGCAAGACATGGAGCAAGTTCTATGGGGGAGAATTCGTGGATTCTATCATGATACCGGATGGTCCTCCGACAATCTCCAACAACCATACTTACAACAAATATGGGGTGAAGGGCTCGGCACATCAGCATCTCGCATCCATTTGACTCGGTATGTTGTCGTTGGCGGTGATGACCCTGCTATTATTGTCCCGTCTGCCTGCTTCCAGTGTGTAGGCACAGCAATCGAAGAACCTGATTTAGCATACATCATGCGTCTTCGACGAGACTACGAATTGGCCAAGCAGGGTTGAACATGTGGGCTGCCTTCATTGTTGCCACACTATATGGCAAGGCAACCGGTAGAACTTGGCTCTCATCACTAGGTACAGCCACCGTCATCGGTTGGACTGCGAACCAAGTACGGCGGGGCGCATTTCTGCGGATTGCCTCGGCAGGGAATACTCTCATGTCAATGACTTTGTGGCAAGTTGCTGCAGGAGTGGGTTTAGGAGTGGCCGGGGGAATTGGTGTTAGTCAAGCGCTATTTGGTGAAGAGGGCAGAAAGGATGCAATTGCCTTCTATACCGGTGAAGCAAGCGTTCAGGAGACCTTGCGTAAAACACCCGGAAGGATAGCGGCAATTATCCAAGGCAATCGAGCAGTAGAGAACAACGCAGCCGGCTTGAGCACTGGCACCAATATAGTAACTCTCGGCGTGCAGCAACAACGCGCGGAGTTTGCGGCGCCTGACCCAACTCATCCATCTGCAGACTGGTGGGGAGATAGAAGTTTATATTGACGCAGACTTGAGAGATGGATGAGTTGGGTTAGGGCCTCTGAGGCAATTCATTCGTCTTCCTCCAAGAGTTTCATATTGACGCAGACTTGATGACCACAAGCGGGACATCTCCAAACATATCTTCGACCATCAACGAAGCCGGTCGGGTTAGGTTCGTCATTGTCCCATGATTCCAACTGCTCCATTCCAGTAGGCACCCCATGAACTTCACATGCGCAAGCAACTTGCATAACGAATGCACTCATTCTTCTTCCTCCTCACAAATACAAGTTGACGCAGCCGCATTGCATTCCGTACAATACCAACTTCTCTTAATCTTCATTCAATCTTCCTCCAATCTTCCTCCAACTTTCCTTCAATGGCGTGTCCACACTTGACACACCATATCGTTACGTCACAATGTGTTCTCAAAATCTGTAATTGATGATAACACTTCATTCTTCTTCCTCCTTCCACTTCTTCAAGTTCTGCTGGTCTTCGTGTCGACGTGCGAGGATAGCGTTTAGAGATTCATGTGCCGCTTGTACCCCCTCTCGTGCGTACTTGTGCATAGCAAAGCCCTCACGGCCACACACAGTGTGTATGGCTCTCTTAACGGCTCGATTGACAAAGGCAGACTTTTCTCCCTTGGGTAGGTTGTGAACCAAGTCCATGTAGGTCATCTCATCTAGGGTCACTGTAATCTGCGGCATTAGAATATCACCACATCATAGAGGCGGCAACGTGCATTGTAGCACGCTCCGTCTTGTTCATACACTGTCTGGCAACATTCCCTGCAAATCTTGGCTCGCATATACTAGCCGAGAATGCTTCTGGTATATGAAGTATTATTTTTTCCTATCTGCAGGAGATGGATTAGAAGGCGTAGGTAACCGTCCCGGCTACCTTACGCACCTTACACCATACCTGTTCAAGCCTAAACTAGGTCACCCTTTAGTTCTACTCTGCATATCTTGACCAACAAGAGGATAACGCTCTAGTATGGATTGTAATGTTTAATAGCGAGATTGTAATACGGAGGGTCATGGCAACAGCAAAGACAGGTTCATTCTACCTGACGGAATCAGTACAAATGCCCGCAGCAACGGCCTCGGGCGACTCAACCCAAGGCTCCATAGATTTAGGTGCATACGTAAATGTCCCGACAGGTCAAGCGCTAGCAATTGAAAGCGTGGACTTCATTCTTCAACGCGATGATCCCTATGGACAAGATTTCGCCGCAATGCTCGCGGGTAATGGAGCAATCTCCTTCCAACTGACCGACTTGAATCCCGGTACAGACCTA